CTTTTTTTTCTTTTTCTTTTTGTATTTAAACTTGTTTATCATTTCTGATAAAGTTGCTGTAGTAGTAAATCCACTCATTATTTTTTCTTCTTTTTCTTGTTCATCATTTTAGATTTTTTAGGTGGTCTTCCTTTTTTTGAACCATAAGTTCCTTTTCCCATTGACATAATCTTTCTCCTATTAGTTAATTAATTTACCACCTGACCATTTAGCATCAGGTAATCCATTTTTATAGCTTTTACCATCAAATGTCAAAACTTGCTTTCTATTTGAACCCTCATTATAACTGACATGAATCCAACCAGAATTTTCTTCATCTTCTTTCCAGTATTCTAAAATTAATTGATCGAAGTCGCAGTTATTTTGAATCCATAAAGCTACTTGTAAATTACTAATACCAGATATTTCAAAATCACAGGCTTGACCCTTTGTGTGTTGTGAAGTTTTTTTACTACCAATAGCTTCGCATAATTCCTCACTTCGATAGCCAGAAGTTATTGTAATAGGTTTATCGAACTTTGCTCTTGTTGGCTCAAGAACTTCATAACATAAATCAGTTAGATTTTTTATTTCTCCTGAACCAGCTTTATTGTTTATTGCTTTTCTTGTAGCAGTTTGAGATTTTTCAAACTCTGCTAAAGTGAAATGCTTTGATAATTGCATTTAAACCTCTTATGGTTTAGTTGGAAATTCTACTGCTTGTACTTGTTCTACTGTTGTAAGATTTTCTGTAATATCTCTTAATGCTTGTCTATAAGTTTCCCAATTAGATTTATCTGTTATTGGAGAATCTGACATCATAACCCAATCACAAGACTTTAACATAGCATCTCGTCTTTGTCTTAAATCTGCCATAGCACGATCAAATGCACCATTGTTCCAAGCCTGTTCTTCAGCTTGTCTTTGTGCAATTTCTTCTGCTGTTAAATCTACTTTTATTCCATTTACTAATTTGTGCATAATGTTCTCCTTATAAATTAATTTACTCCGAATAGCAATATCTGACCAGCATCTATGTTTCCACTAGACATTTGGAACTTGATAGCATTTATTGGCGAAGTTGTGTTTCCATACCCTGCTACATGAGTATTGTGAGATGCATCATAAGAATAAGCATTTACCATTCTTGCCATAAAATGCTTAACAAATGTAGTAGATGAGGGATTGAAAAGATTTAAATAACCAGATATTTGTTGGTCATTGTCAGCACCTACTCCATAATCTAATGTTTGATATGCTGTACTTTGTGCTAAATCATGTGAAGTTCCATATTGCAAATCTGTAGCTACATCATTTTCAAAATGATAATCAACAAAAAATGTAGTTGTCTTTGTAACATTGTAATTACTTCCACCATCTGTACTCATATTAAATTGAAAAGTAGTATCATCTGTTGCTGGGTGTATATTCACAAAATAAAAAACATATTCCTTATATGTGCTATCAATACCAGATGTGAACTCTATACTAGCACTAGAACTAGCAGTAGCAGTTGAGATATGAGTTAAGCTACCCAATTGACTTATAGAACCAAATTGAGTTACATCTTTTACTGCTCTGTCGTTTAGCTTAATTAACATTAATCTCCTTTTATTCCATATAATTTTATTGTGCCAGAATCTATGTTGCCTGATGACATGACGAACTTAACGGCATCAACTGTACTGGTGGTGTTTCCATATCCAGCAGTAAATGATTCTATTGACCAATTATTACTATAGTAAGTGTTTGTTGTAGCAATAAAGTGCTTTACATAAGTACCAGAACTAGGTGAAAATAAATACATACTACCACTTGCACTTTCATCATTTCCATTTCCAATACCATTGGTTATAATTTGGTTTCCAGTGCTTTGTGCTAAATCAAATGAAGTTGAATATCCAAGTGCAGTAGTTGTATCTGCTTCATCATGATATGAAAAAATATGTGTAGTTGTTTTTGTAACATTATAATTGCTACCTGTGTCTGTGCTTAAATTAAATTCAAAAGTAGCATTATCAGTAGCTGGGTGCATATTAATAAACTCAAACTTATAAATAGGATAGGTGCTATCTATTCCACTTGTAAATGATATTGAAGCACTACCACTTGCAGTTTGAGAAGATATTAAAGTCATCTTACCTTGTGGTAAATTAACAGAAGTTACATTAGATATTGAATTGTTGTTGTGCTTAACTAACATTATGAAACTCCATACATTTTGATTATGCCATCATCTATGTTGCCAGATGTCATTTGAAATTTTAAATTTGTGATAGCTGATGTTGTATTAAAATATCCAGCAGTGAACATATCATTATTAGAATCATTAGCATGATAAACATGCATTCTACTTGTAAAATGTTTAACAAATGTTGTGTTGCTTGGATTGTATAAATTTAATTGTCCTGAACAACTTTGGTCATTGTCAGTTCCTAAAGAGTGTGAAAATAATTGAAATCCTGTGCCTTGTGCTTGGTCAAAACTCGTATTGTATGAAAGTCCTGTAAATGCATCAGCTTCATCATGAAATGCTTGAAAAAATGTTGTAGTCATAGTTATATTATAATTACTACCACCATCTGTGCTTCCTTGAAATGTTAAATCTGTGTCATTTGTACTTGCATGAATATCTATAAACTTAAACACATAGGAATCATAAGTTCCATCTATACTAAATTCTAAAGATGCACTTGAACTTGCTGTTTGGGTAGAGATAAGATTTAATGCACCACCAGATATGCCAGAGGGTAAGCTAGTGATAGCACTTAATGAATTATTTACTGCGTATTTCAAAGCCATAGGGTTATACTCCTATCAATGCTTTTACTTCTTCTTCAGTTAAACCTAAGTCTAAAAGTTTTTGTTTGCCAGATGCTTTTTTATTTATTGCATCTTGCTTTTCTTGTTCTATTTCAGCTTCAACAGTTGGTATTTGTGCTTGAATGTCTGCAACAGGAATTGGTGTAGTTCCATTTTCCCAAGTGATTGTATTTATATCGCCACCACTTACAGAAACCTCTGCTGACGAATTTATTTTTTTAATTGCTTTTATTATAATTTCGTTTGTCATTATGCTCCTATTTCAAATGCTGTTATTACAGATTGGTTATTATTTGGATTTAAGTTTGTTGTAGAACCACCAGAATTTCTAAAATAAACTTGATAAGTGGTCGCTGATGTGGTGTTTGGAGAATCTAAAAATGTCATACCTATAGAACTTCTATTAGCTTCAAATTGTACTAATTCATTTTCAGATGCAGTTGATAAATTTGTTCCACCTCTATAAATGGTAAATTTACTTGAAGAACCACTTTGATAACCTGTGCCACTTGTTACTAAAAATATTTTGCTTGATGTTGCAGATGGAGTTATTGTTATTGTTAAAGTATTTGAAGCAGTAACAAAACTTGTTGAAGATGTACTTCTTTCAGTAGTATCTGTAGCAGTTAAAACTTGTAAAACTTTTCCACCACCAGCTTCTGCAAAAGTATTATCTCCTCTTAAAAAAGTTGTAGCATCTTTAGTTCCTGTTGCTGTTAGTTTAGCAAGTGAAACTGTATTATCTGATGGAACTCCTACATCTAAAGTATTTCCAAGAACTATTATAAAATCAATGACATCTCCTGTTTGTAAATTACTAGCGAATGTAATTGTGCTTGAAGAAACTGTAAATGAATCTGTTGGAGATTGTAAAATTCCATTTAATGAAACTAAAAATTGATTAACATTTGCGTAAGCTGTAAAATTAGCACCACCATTTTGCATTGTATAACTAGCTTGACCATTAACTACACTTATTGCGTCTAGCTTAACGAAGTTTCCTATTACTGGTTGTTTTCCTATATATGCCATTTATTCCTTAGGGTTATCTGTTTTAATTTGTAGTATTCTAGCTTTCCAACTATCAATACCATTATCGTAAATTTCTTCAAGTTGGCTTTCCCAACTTCCATATAAATTTTTTCTTGTAGCAATTACTTGTTGATTGTTTTCATAAGTTTGTGCTTGAGATTCTAAGGCATCTAATTGTGCTTGGGTAGGTTGTGCAATATCTAAATTCCATTCAGCTATATAAACACCTTGACCATTACTGTCGTCTTGCAACTTAACATCATTTAAAAAATCTACTTCGCTAACTCCATTAGCTTTGCAGTATTCTTTTATTTTGTTACTTAATTGTGCCATAGTTTTACCTCCTTATTCTATAATTTTATATCCATAGAAGTATGTTTTACCTTCTGATGATTCAAGATTAACAGCACCTCCAGTATTTTGATAAACTCTTAATTTTACTTCTTGACCAGCAGTTAAAGATACAATTGCATGAATACCACTTGAGGCTTCTCCATCTGAACCTTGAGGATTATTGTATTGATGAACATTAGTTCCTCCAACATTAATGTATATTATAACTCTTGTACCTGTTCCAGATGCGTTAGTTCTAAAAGCACCTCCAATCATATATTTGCCACCTTGACCACTAGGCACTGTAAAAATACCAGTTGATGTATTGTAAGCATTGGCTGTATCAAATTCTTCACTATCACAAATTATTGTGGTTTCGGTAGCATTTGCAACACCACTTTGAGCAGAACCTCTTTTTACTTTCCAAGCTGGAGTATTAGTTCCACCAGCACTAGCAAATGTGTTGTCGCCTCTTAGAAATGTTGTGCTGTCTTTTGTGCCTGTAGCAGATAAGTCAGCTAATGCGATAGTACCATCTTGAATATCAGCACTTGTTAAAGGTACTGCTGTTGGAACTTTACCTATATAAGCCATTTAAACTCCTTACGATACATCAGTTAATAATTGCAAATGAACATCACAATTACCAGAAGCATCATCAGTTTGTGCTTGTACCTTATCAGAACTTGCTAAAACTATTTTTGGTAGTTCTAGTGATGAACCACTT